ACCAGATGGGATGACCCAAGACCTAAGCCCAGCATGGAAGAGATTTACTGGGTGATGGAAAAGGTCAAGGAGTTTGAAGAGTCCATCCCCACGATCTGGCTGGATGAGGATTGGGAGAAGATCACTGGCGAAAGAAGGATGATTGAAGAGGCTATGGGTGTATGAACTTACATAGCTTATTTCCAACCGCTGTAGGTTTTGCAGACCTTGGCCGTGAACTCACGGACGAGGAAATGTTCTTTGTGCGTGAGCTTGAGACTCGGCCTAACATGGGCAATACAACCTCCACGGATAACTTCGTGCTTCGCAATCCGGCCATGACAAGCCTCAGATCATTCATTGAGGACAGCGTGGCTGAATACTTCAAAGCCACGGTCAATCCCAAGCACAACGTATCCCTACGCATCACACAAAGCTGGTGCAATTACTCTGAGCAGGGTCAGTATCACCACAAACATGCCCACCCCAATAGCTACATCTCAGGCGTGTTTTACTTGCAGACCAATCCTGATGACAGGATTTACTTTTACAAAGACGGCTGGCAGCAGATCAAGTTTCCGCCAGAAAGCTGGAATGCGTACAACAGCGAAAGCTGGTGGTTTGAGGCATTCACTGGCCGGTTGATTCTTTTCCCCTCATCGTTAACGCACATGGTGCCTACGGTTCAGGGTGAGCAGACACGCATATCGCTATCGTTTAACACGTTTCCCGTTGGCACAGTTGGCGAGGAAATGGATTTAACTGGTCTTAAGTTGGAGGCATAAATGGCCCATTTTGCAAAGATTGACGAGAACAATGTTGTTATTCAAGTTGTTGTGGTGGACAACAAAGATACCGCTGATGCTAGTGGCGTCGAGAAGGAACATATTGGCGCAGCATTTCTTGAGCGCCTATTAGGTGGGACTTGGAAACAAACAAGTTACAACGGCAATAAACGTAAAAACTATGCTGGCATGGGCTATACGTTTGATGCCGTCCGTGATGCTTTTATTCCGCCAAAACCTAGTGCGGACGCAACCCTTGATGAGGCAACTTGTCAATGGATTGTTCCTAACCAAGGTGCGGATTCCCTTGGAGCGTAAACCGTGGAACCAAACGCTAAAGACGTGGAGGCTAAATTGTCAACGCATGAAGCAGTCTGCGCTGAACGTTACGCGGGCATCAACGCCCGCTTAAAGCGTTTGGAGCAAATCCTTATCGCAAGCGCAGGAGCCATTATCCTGTTGCTGATCAATACAACGTTCAAGTTGCACTGATATGTTTGACCTGTTATCCGGTGGGCTTCTTGGTTCGATCTTTGGCGGGCTATTCAGGCTCGCGCCAGAGATCCTAAAGTTCATGGATAAAAAGAACGAACGGCAGCATGAGTTGAATATGTTTCAACTCCAAACCGATTTGGAGAAAATGCGCGGCCAATTCAAGATGGAAGAGAAGTACGTTGACCATTCCATTGCGCAACTCGATACGATCAAAGCCGCATTTGAAGAGCAAGCCGAAACCGCCAAATCCGCTGGTTGGTTCGTGGCGGCCATATCCGCGCTAGTGCGTCCCGGTATCACCTGGTCGCTTTTCTTTATGTACGCAGCCGTAAAGGTTGCCGCCATCTATCTAGCGTTTGAATCGCAAGCAAGTTGGCAAGACGTGTTAAACCAATCATGGGACTCGGATGACTTTGGCCTTTTCACCATGTGCGTGTCATTCTGGTTTGTTGGCCGATCCATTGAGAAGTACCAGAAGCAATGAAAGAAGCCATCAAGATCGCCAAAGACTTATTGGTGGTTCCGTTTGAAGGCTGCGCTAAGGTATTGCCAAACGGTATGGTTGCCGCGTATCCCGATCCCGGTTCCAATGGCGATCCTTACACGATAGGGTTTGGGACAACAGGCCCGGACGTAACGCCAACAACCGTTTGGACGATGGCGGAATGCGAGAAACGGCTTGACGCTCATCTTCGACACTTTGCCATGGCACTCATTAAAGCATCACCAACCATACTTTCCGCAGCGCCGCGCCGATTCGCCGCTGTCCTGTCATGGGTCTACAATTGTGGCTTGGGAAATTATCGGATTTCAACCTTTAAGCGACGCGTGGACGCCGGCGATTGGGCTGGCGCGCGAGAGGAGTGCGTAAAGTGGAACAAGGCACGCGGACGCGTCATGCGTGGCCTTACAAGAAGACGCGAAGCCGAAGCCATGATGATGAGATAACGCCATGCTTGCACCGTTAAAAATTCCGCCAGGCGTATACCGGAACGGCACGAATTACCAGGCCGCGGGAAGGTATTGGGATTCCAATCTTGTGCGCTGGTACGAAGGAACGATGCGCCCGATTGGCGGATGGGTGAAAGCATCAGGCGATACGTTTTCCGGTTCAGCGCGCGGCATGTTCAGTTGGCGCGATAACGAATATGATCGTTGGCTTGCAGTTGGTACGCACTCCAAACTTTACGTTTGGAATGGCGGAAACTTCTTTGACATTACGCCATCAGGTTACACAGTAGGGCGAGAAAATTCGTTTGTCGGTTACGGTTACGGATCAGCTAATTATGGCGGAAGCACTTATGGCACCAAGCGCACTGTTGGCGCTGAGTTGGACGCGACAACGTGGACGCTAGATAATTGGGGTGAATATCTTGTTGCTTGCGCCAATAGCGATGGGAAGTTGTACGAGTGGCAAAACAACGTTGGCTCGATTGCCGCTGCCATCACGAATGCGCCAACGGATAACACGGCACTTATTGTCACGCCAGAGCGTTATATGTTTGCGCTTGGCGCTGGCGGCAACCCGCGTTTAGTGCAATGGTCTGACCAGGAAGACAACACAACCTGGACGCCATCAGGATCAAATACCGCGGGATCATTAGAACTTCAAACCAACGGTCGCATTTTGGCGGCTAAACGCGTTCGCGGTCAGGTATTGATCTTGACCGAAACGGACGCTCATGTGATGAATTATCTTGGTCCGCCATTGGTGTACGGTCAAGAAAAGGTGGGTTCGTTTTGCGGTTTGATTGGTCCGCAAGCCGTTGCCGTGATTGAAGGTGGCGCCGTTTGGATGTCAGACAAATCGTTTTTCCTATTCAATGGTCAACTTCAACCATTGCCTTGCAGCGTTGGCGACTATGTCTTTACCGACATCAACCTTGATCAAGTGGCGAAGATTTACTCAGGCCACAATTCAGCGTTTGGCGAAGTGTGGTGGTTTTACCCGTCAGCCGATAGCAATGAGTGTGATCGGTACATCATTTGGAATTACCGCGAAAACCATTGGTCAATTGGCGCGTTAGCCCGCACATGCTGGACGGATGCCGGTGTATTCACGAATCCTTTGGCGGTTGGCACGGATGGTTATCTGTACGAGCACGAAAACGGATGGACAGACAACGGATCACCGTTAACGTCCACGCGTTACGCGGAGTCAGGCCCGGTTGAACTATCAACGGGTGATCGGTTCATGGCAGTGCGGCAAATATTGCCGGATGAAAAGTCACAAGGCCAGGTGAAGTTAACGTTTTACACGAAACCCACACCAGAATCATCAAGCACAACTTATGGCCCATATACCATGCAGCCGTACACGAATGCCAGGTTTACTGGCCGCCAAGTAGCAATGCGCGTTGTTGGTAATGCTGATGCCGATTGGCGTGTTGGCACGATCCGCTTGGACGCTGTACCGGGTAGTGGGCGATGAAGTTACCCGCACCGCTTCCGCAATATTCATCAACGCTTGAGCGTGAACGCAACCGTGCTTTGGAAAGTGCTGATGCGTTGAACTTAAAGAAGCTACAAGACGTTGAGTTTGTGGAGGGTATGCGGTTAATCCTTCGCTCGCCAAACGGAACGCGATACAGCATCACGGTTAATAATTCTGGCGTCATCAGTGCAACGTCGATTTAGAGGTAAACATGGCAACGAAACAAGACATACAGGCTTTGTACCAGCAAGCACTCAATAGAGCGCCGCGTGACGATGAGGTGAACTGGTGGCTTATGTCCGCCAACAACGAAAAGTGGACGCCAGCACAGTTGCGTAGCGCGTTTTTGCGTGACGCGATACCCGAGCTTTACACGTCAGTCTTGGGACGCGCGCCGCAACCCAATGAAACAGCGTACTGGGATTGGGCGCAAAACGAATTAGCAAGCCCTGAGAAATTGCGCAGCGAGTTTCTACGTTCAGCGCAACCAGAGATTGATATTAATGCAGCGCGTCAAGCGGGTGCCAAACGTACAACGCAAGGCATTACCCAGACAGGTTTGGCGGAACGCACATACACGCCATACGCTGGCGATTACACCCGTTACGGTTTCGGGCCTGAAGGTTTACTGTTTACCAACACGGGCAAAGTGACGCCCTACACATTGCCATCCGGTGAGAAGTGGCGGACAGCCGTTGAGCCAGCCGAGCCAAAGCCAAGCGATTCAAATCTTCCGCCAACTGATAAGAATCCAATTCCATCAGACCTTTCAACTTTAACGCCAAACCCAAGCACGCCGGGAGTGGTAGTACCTGGCGGTGGTAGCAACACGGGTTTGCTCGAAATGGGCAAGGATAATTTCATTGATGATCGCTCCACTTTACTACCCGGTGGATCGGTAACGGATAGCCTTTTGAATGTTCCGACGCAACCCGTTATTCAGCAACCCATTATCCAGCAACCCGTTGTTCAGCAACCCGTTGTCAATCCATATGATCAACAAGTAACGGCCTGGTACCAAGGTTTACTTGGACGCGCACCAACACAAGCCGATCTGAGTTACTGGGGCGGTGAACTCGCCAAAGGCGTTGATGCTGGCGCAATTCAGGAATCTATTGGCACATCACCCGAAGCGTTGCTAAACCGCACTTATCGCATGTCGCTTGGAAGGATGCCAACGCAAGCCGATTACGGTTATTGGCTTGGCGAGTACAACAAAGGCGTCCCGCTGTCAGATATTCGCCAATCAATTAGCGCATCACCCGAAGCGCAGCTATTTTCAAGTTACAACCAGGCCGCGCAGAATATGACTTTGCAGCCATATAACTACTATCTTGGGCAACTTGGTAGCGGAACGCCGCTGCAAGGTCTTTTATCCAGTTTCACGCCACAAGCCGCAAACAATGGATTGCTTTCCCTTCAATGACAAAGTTTGACCTTCAGCACTGGGAGCGATGCAAGCCTTACCTTGAGGCGGCATTGCTTCACGCCGGACAAACGCATACCATTGAAGATATTGCAAAGGCCGTGACAAACAAGCAAATGCAGTTTTGGCCCGGTTCGCAATCCGCTGTCATTACTGAGATTCAAGTTTATCCGCGAAGCAAGGCATGTCACTACTTCCTTGCTGGCGGAAACATCGAAGAACTCGCCGCAATGCGTCCCGTTATCGAGCAGTGGGCGCTATCCATAGGATGTAATCGCGTCACGCTAGCGGGTAGGCGCGGATGGATCAAATCATTTCTGGCGGACGAAGGTTATCAAGAGAAGTGGACTGTCATGTCCAAGGAGTTATCACCATGAGTAAAGGCGGCGGTGCAGGCGGAACTACTACCACAAGGATCGAGCCAGATCCAGAGTACAAGCAAGCAGCACTACAAAACTATGCGTTTGCGCAGCAGGTGGCGCAGCAACCTTATCAAGCCTATGGCGGGCCAAGGATTGCGGGATTCACGCAACCGCAACAAGAGGCAATGGCCGCCATCAGAGAATCGCCATTAAGTCTTGGTGAATCCATGGCTAACTTCTACAATCCTTATAACCAGCAAGTTATCCAAAACACGCTCGGCAACATTGAAACGCAACGACTGATGCAACAGCAACAGTCACGCGCTGCCGCGGCAAAGGCTGGCGCGTATGGCGGAACTCGCCAAGCAGTACAGGAAGCATTGCAACAACAAGCCGCATTGCAAACAGGCGCGCAGGCCGCGGCACAACTTGCGCAGCAAGGGTTTGGACAGGCCGCCGCGCTCGGTGCGCAGGACATTGGTTTACGCCAACAAGCCGCGGCTGGATTACAAGGTATTGGTGCGCAGCAACAAGCGATGAACCAGGCTAATTTGGATTTGGCGTACCAAGACTTTTTGCGCCAACAGAATTACCCGTTGCAGCAGTTGCAGATCCTTCAACAAGGTCTTGGTCAAACCAACCTTGGTACACAACAAACGTCGCCGTACTTTCAAAACACGGGCGCGTCAGTGCTTGGCGGTGCGCTTGCTGGCTCGCAACTTGGCCCATTACTTGGGTTTACAGGGCCATACGGCGCTATTGCCGGTGGCTTGCTTGGATTGTTGAGGTAAATCATGGCAACAAGTTTTAACCTAGCAAACCTTGGCGGATTATTGTTTGGCGGAGGAACCGAAGAGGATCCTTTATCAAAGCTACTTAAAGCGCAAGCACCAGGACTTGAAGCGCAGGCCGGAAGAAATGCTGCGCTGCAAGCCGCCGCCGCCCTATTGCAAGCTGGCGGCCCTTCAAGGACGCCAACAAGCCTTGGGCAATCGCTAGGCGCAGCCTTGCAAGCGGGGCAAGTGGGCTATCAAGGCGCGCAGCAGCAAGGCTTGCAGCGGATGATTGTCGGTGCGCAGTTTGCGGAGCAACAGCGCAAGATAGCAGAGCAACAAGCCATGCAACAAAGGATGGCGGTTTTACGCCAGCGATTGCAAGGCTTACCAACCGAAGTAACGCCAACCATGGCACTTGCTGGTGGTAGCGGCCCAACGCAACAAGCCGCAGAGATTCTCGGAAGGCCAATCCCTGAAGATGCTCAACAGCGAATGAGGGCCAACCTATTGCGTAATGTAGCGTCTGAGCTTGCGCTTGAACCAGGTGGTGCGGCACAAGCCAAGGCTTTAACGGATCTCGCGCAAAATATTAGCGAAGTCCAAAAACCAACAGTGCTTTCACCTGGATCGCAGGCAATTGGGCCAACAGGAAATGTAATCGCATCAGCGCCATTTGCTCCGAGAGAGCCAAAGACATTGAGTCTTGAGCAAGCAATCATGGCCGACCCAAATTATCTTAATTCGCCAGCCGGTCAAGCCGTACTTAGGATGAGGCAACAAGTTGCTGAAGCAGGAAAACCAAGTATTACTGTTCAGACGGGCGCAACATTTGGCGAGGCAGTGGCTAAGTCTACCGCTGCCATGGCCGCAGGACAGGTTGAACAAGCGCAATCAGCAGCAAGTCAAATTGAAAATAGCAACCGCGTTAGAGCGTTGCTTGACCAAGGCGTTATTACTGGTTTTGGTGCCGGAGGAAGGCTTAAACTTGGTCAGGCTGCACAGGCACTTGGTTACATGCAAGATGATCAAAGGATTGCAAATACCGCCACACTGATCCCGCAACTAGCGCAAAGGACATTAAACAACGCATCAAAGATGAAAGGTGTGCTGTCTGATTCTGACATTAAGTTGCTCGAAAAAGTATCAAACGCCGATATTTCGGTTGGCGAGGCATCGCTTAAACAAGCACTTGATCTTTCTGATCGTGTTGACCGTGAGGCAATTAAGCGTGGACGCAATGCAGCGCAAACAATCCTTGCCGCACCAGGTATGAGCCAATTTGCGCCAATGTATCAAATACCGGAGCCTAAGCCATACTCCAAGCAAGTGACGGTTAAGGGCAAGCCAGTAACGGCAACGCAAGGTGTTGATGGTAATTACTATGTGACTGTTGACGGAAAACGTTTCCGCGTAGAGGAATAAATTATGGCCGAAGCCAGACTCATACCCGTTGACGAGGAAGAAAAGCGCGAAGTGCGTTTGGTTCCTGTTGAAACGCCACGCATGGAGCGCCCACCATCACCAACCATTGGCGAGCGCACGATTCGCGGGTTTATGGATGTTGGGCAGGGCTTAAAGCAACTGTACTTGATGGCGACTGATCCTGAAGAAGCCGCCAAGTACACGCAGCAAGTCAATAAAGATTTGGCGATGTATGAAGCCGCCATAGGAACTGCGCAACCACCTAGCATTTACGGTGAGCGCGGTATGCGTACCGATGCAGGGCCAGCGGCAGATATTCCTCGTATGGTGGGGAACGTCA